ATCCTGAATCTCAGTGACTTTTTCGTCACCACCGAGTTTGGCCTGCACAGCCGCCACGATGTCAGCCTCAGTCAGATCCTCAAAGTCAGCCAAGGTGTCAGGGCGATCAAGGCCGATGCTGCCGTAAGCACCTGAGTTGTAAGGCTGGTTGTCAGCATCAACCTGATCGCTGATTGCAGTCACGGTGTAGTGGGCCGTGTGAGCAAAACCGTCACTCAGATCACGATTAAGATCAGCGATCTTCCAGACGTAGGTGTTAGCCATGATGATGTGAAGTCAAGGAAAGTTTAGGCCGATTAGCAAGCCATCAGCACACAAGGCACGCAATAGCTGCCGTCTGAGTAAGTCGTAGAAACCGTGGTGCTTGTCACCTTGGCAATGGTCTTGGAACGCACGATGTCATCATCCTGCGGTTTTGCCGTTCCATCACCAGCAGACATCAGCAGATCACCGCGTGCAACAGTTGTGCCTTGTGCAATGCGGATCACAAAATCACCCGTCATTGCGCAATAGAAATCGTTGCTGAAGTCATCATCATCATCGTCCCAGCCTTGGAACACGCCTGCCACGTTGACATCACCTTCAACATCGCTGACTTTCATACGGTTCAGCTGTTCATTGCTCTCCGTGTAAGCGTCAACAGCAGGTGAAGCCTCAACAGCAGGTGTTTTCTCCTCGCCAACATCCACACCTTCAGGCAGCTCATCTTCCTCGGTGTAAAGCACTGCGTCTTGAGCAGCTATTGCATCTCGAGCAGGATGAGCCCATTCACACATCTCATCAAGGTTGCTCAACACAGAGCCACGCAAGATTTCGGTGCGTGCTGCTCCACCTTCAAGTTGTGACCAACGTGAAAGGTGACCGCCGTTGTAAGAAACGGTGGACCCACTTACAGAAATGCTTCCTTCTGAAACTCCTGCTTGTCGGAAATTAATGAGATTGCCGTCATTGCCAATTCTGTTGACAGCCATAGGCGTGCCATTGGCTCGTGCAACTTGCAATTTAATAGCGCCAGATTTGTCAATAACAATGCCATCGTCGTTTTGGTTACCGTCAACTGAAGCATTATTAAAATTCGACATGGCGAGCCTAATGTCGCCACCACTTGTAATTCGCATCCGCTCAGCTACATCTGAGGCGTTCGGTCTAGTGCAGAAACGCATATATCCAGCTGTATTGTTAATTGAGCCATTCTCTTTAGCGACTTGAATGGTGCCGCCTATTTCAGAACCATTGCCGTCGTTGTTGTAGAAAGTCAGGCCACAACCTGTGTTGGCGTTTCCATTAGTGGCAGATGTAAAAAGTTCAAGTGAATCGTTGTCACTTGCCTGCAAGCTTCCTGCACGAGTGCCCGTAACTTGTATTTTTCCTCCACTCGTAATTCTGAGTCTTTCCGTCGGGCTGCTTGCACCGTCCGCCGTGGTATCGAATCTAAGATACGTTGGTTGACTAGATCCAGAAGTCCAAGTCCCGCTATCGCGTCTTGCTGAAATAACGGCTGATTCCTCGTGACCGCTATCAGCAAAATATATTTCTCCTAAAGTTTGATTAGTGGTTGGAGTTGCTGTCCCACGAGAAATTAGTACAGCTCCACCACCACTTCCGCCAGATGTAGCCTCAAAAACAGCTCTGACCACAGCAGACGTACTAGACGTCCCCGCGAGGAACCTGCCACTTGAATCGATGCGTGCTGCCTCGCTACTGGCAGTTTCAAAACGCATAGAGTTGTCGCCATGCACATACCTAATGCTGCCTGCTTCATCATCAGCAGCATCGCCAAAGTAAATACGGCCTGTTGATGTTGAAAGAATAGACAGACCAGTATCTGCAGCGCCTGCGTCAATTACAACATCATCAGCATTGCCATCTGGTGTGACAGTTGAACCAGGCCCGATGTGAAGATAGGTTGCGGCGGGACTGCTATTAGCAATACCAATGGTGTTATCGCCGCCATTGACAAACAGCATGTGAGTCTGGCCATCAGACTCCACACGAAAGTCGTAATCATTACTTCCCTCGTTGACAATAATTGAAGTATCGCTGACACTCATGCGCTCGACGCCAGCGGCTGTAAAAGCAATCTCGTTAGCTGAAGGTCTATAAATTCCAGTATCAGTGTCGCTATTAAATGTCAGAGCAGGTGCTGCAGCAGTGCCGTCCTCCATCCGCAACGTCCCGTCAAGCTCCTTCAGGGTGATCCAAGCGTCGTTGGCGCTATTCCTAATCTTCAGGACATTGGCGTTGGTATCTGCCCACCACTGATATGCGTAAGTCGTACCAGGCTCTGTACTGCTGCTGTTGTTGCTGACGATTGCCGCTAGGGCATTGTTCAAATCAGAACGGACCGCAGCTCCCGTTCCGTTAGCAATCACATAATCGTGAGTAGCCATGCCTCAGCCCGTTTTGGACAACATTGCTTCTATGTTAAACCGCCTTGCCATAGCCCACAGCCGCATAGGTGAAGTTCCTGTCAACGTTGGCATCACTGCTATTCAAGATGTCCACGTCAAAGCCAGTAGCACTGACATTGCTGACGTTTAGCCGCTCGCCGTTGCCGAGGTTCTGAACCGTTATCGCAACACTGGGCAGGTAAGCGTTCGTTCCACCAAGCGATGCTGTGCCTGTGAAGAACGCCTTGTCGAAGGTCACGCTCTTGGTGCTGGTGCCTGAAGCGATAGTGCCGTTGCTGTTTTCTTGACGCCGCTGGAACGTTGCTTCGTAGCCCAGCTCATCAACCAAAATGTTCTGACCCGTGTCAGAACTGGTTAGCTCTGCTTTGAATTGGAACGCCCTGGCCTCAAACGTTCCAGAGATAAATTCTTGCCATGCGCCGTAGGTCGGAGAACCTGATGGATCGTCGTTGGTGCTTCTGAAATACAGCTTGGCATTCACTGCGTCAGCATCATCGCCATCGAAATCGCTCCAATCATCCACGTTGGCGCTACGGGAATCGATCAGGGCATTCGGGAAGAAAGCTCTAGTGACGAATCGACGCTGAATATCCAGCGAGAACCGTGCGCCTAGATCAAGAGCATTGACAAATTGATATTCCGCGGAAGCCAACACGTCACCCATGTTGTCAAAATCATCAATTTCATCAAAATCGGTTGCATCATCTAAGTCTTCATCACCATCAATAACCAATGCGTCTAGGTCTTCGATGTAAGTGCAGTCAGTCCGTGCCCCTTGGAACGGCGGGCTGTCTAGATCCTCTCTACGGGTTTCAACCGCAAGTCGTCCCAGGGTGTCTGGGAACTGCATGATGACGCTGGTTGCGTTCGTGCTCTTGTTGCCTAAGTCGTCCTCAAACTTGGCAAATATCTCGCCAGCTACTAACGGAACAATGGCTTCAGTCGAGTTGCCTGCAACAGCAGGGATCAGGTCAACAGAGTTGGGCCACGTTGCTGTTCCATCAGTCAGATTGCTGTGCTTAATGTGAACAAGACCATTCACCTTCACGTCAAGGTCAACAGTCTGATCCCAGCGCAAACGAGCACTGTTAGCGCTGATTGCTTCAATCGACAAGTTTTGAACGTCACCAGGTACTGCCGTTTTGCCTACAAGCTCAAACGTTGCCTCTGCAATAGTGCTTTGTTTGCCTAAGAAGTTCCGTGCAAAAATTTCAACCGTCAATGTTCCAGCGCGTAATGCCCGGAGGGTGATTGATGGAGCAGTGCTGGCTACTGCCGTGAAATTGTCATCACCGATTTTGTATTGAACGAGGAAATCATTTACATTTATTCGATTGTGACTCCAGCTCAAATCAAAGCCGGTGTGAACGGTCTGACCCTCTTGATATAAAAACTCAGTCCCTGTAAGAGCTTCTGGAGCGTCAGGAGTGCTAGAAAGGTTGGTTATATCTCGCGTTGTAAGCGAAACATCCTCTTCAATAGCATCGTAGATTGACTCGTTGTATTGAATCGCGCTAACGCCATACACGCCATCACCTGACTCGGCTACCGACAACACACGGAACTTTTGAACTTGAATATCGGTGGTATCGATCAGGTAAACGGCTGCTGCGTTTGGCGCTTCGCTAAAAGCCTCGTCAACAGTAATATCCGCTCCAGAAATGCTGGAGATTGTCTTGGTTTCAACCAAGCCTGTGGGTAGCAAAACCGAAAGCGTCGGGCTTGCTGAAAGGCTTACCGACAGGTCGGTATCGCTATCAATCGTGATAACCGTTGTAGTTGCTGAGCTAACTCGTCCACTTCTGCGCGTCCCACCACGCATTGGGTCGGCAATATCAACCACCATCCCTGGACGAAGGATGATGCCGCTTTCAATCGCAACTGCAAACTCGCAAGTCTCAGTCAGGTTTTGCTCGGACAGTAGCGTCCACTTGCCAAGGCGATGGGCCTGACCTTGGCTGTAACACCCAATAGCCTTGATGTCTTTTTTGATGATGCCGTACTTGGCAACAGCATCGTGATCCTCTACATACTCATACTCAAGATCACCACGGGTGTCGTATGACTGCCATGCCACAACAGCAACCGTATGACGAGACTTTTGTGAAGAGCCTGAATATGAAAACGTTCCATTTACCACGTTCGATGGGCCAAGCAAATACTGGGCATCGGCTGGCTTATCTTGCAGCAGCACCAACGATCCAGATCCGTAATAAGCAATGCCACGAAAAATTGCAGTTAGCTGCTGAATAACGTTGTAGACCTCATCACGGCTGTTGATAAGGATGTTGAGGCTAAAACGCGGCTCTTCACCGCCTTTGCCGTCGTCTACAAGCGCGTTGCAGTATTGACTGATTGCAAAAAAGTCGTAGCGGTCAAGCGTATCTTCTGGAATACCAGCCCCGTACCGATCGCTGATCAATAAGTCATACAGACACCACGCTGGATCGTTTGTCCAAGTAGCAGCGGAAAACGTTCCGTCCCAAACGCCGGAGTATGTAATCCGTCCCAGATGAGTGGTGGTGTCTACGGTTGCGTTGCTGGGAATTTTGACCTTGATCCCTCGGATCAAATACTTTCGAGACGGGACGCTGCCAAACTGCCTAGAGTCAAACCGCAGACCAACTAGGGCGGTGTTGGGATAACGAAACTTCTCATCAATAATTTCGGTGTACGCTTGAAAAATCGTTGAGCTGGCACGGCGTGTGCTGGTTTCGTTAGCGCTTACACGCACCATCCGCACATAAACAGGGAAAGCCCCGTCAAGCGTGATCATGTAGTCACGCTGATACCTTGCGCTGCTCTTGCCTTTGATTGTGTCTTCAATTACGTCGTTAAATCCACCACCGTTGTATTGGACTTGAATTTTAATGCTGACCGAATGGCCAACAATATCGCCATCGTCTTCAACAATACGAAGCGATGGTATTGTCAGAGTGACACGAACTCGATCTACATCCGTATCCGTGATAGATCGCGTAACAGGACTACCATTGGCCACTTCAGCGTTTACTGGTTGTTCAGACTGAGTGGATTTAAAATCACCAGGAATGTGCGTCTGTGTCTGCGTTCCAGTGCGCGTAACTACTGAAAAATCGTTGAAATTATTTGTCCCGTCAGAGTTTTCAATCGGCGTATCTTCTAAAAAAATACTTCTATTGCCAGCCTCTAATCCTTCAATTTCTCCTTCGCAAAGCAAGTCGAGAACACTGGCGTATTGGACTGACTGAAGAGTGTCGTCAGCTTCTGTAGGAGTGCGTGAGCCACCACCGCTTTTGCGGCCACCACCACCCGCACCAGCGATTCGCTGGCCGATGCCAGCATTATGAACACGAATG